TTTCATATACTGTCCATGCCACTAAAGATGGATACCGGCTTGCGCATCTTCTTGAGTTTGGCCACGCAAAAAGGGGCGGCGGGAAAGTAAGAGCTATTCCACATATCCGGCCAGCTGAAGAAAAAGGCGAGGAGGATCTTGAAAAAAGAATAAGGGGTGATCTGAAATGACGATAACAGATATTTTAAAGGAAATAGGACTTCCGTTTGCATATGATCACTTTGCAGAAGGTGAGTCACCGGATCCGCCTTTTCTCGTATATTACTTCCCAGAGAGTGATAACTTTGGAGCAGACAACATGGTGTGGAGCAAGGCGGTAATCATATACCTTGAACTCTACACAGATAAAAAAGAAATAGAAACAGAAAAAAATATAGAAGAAGCACTCCTGCAGCATCGGATCTACTGGAACAAAACAGAAACATGGATCGATTCCGAAAAGCTGTATGAAGTGCTTTATTCATTTGAAATGGAGGCAGATTAAATGTCAGATATTAATAAAATAACATACGGCCTTTCCAGTGTGCATGTGTGGCCGATCACGTCGACCGATGCAAGTGGAGTGCCGACATATGGGACCGTTATTATAGTCCCAGGAGCGAAGGAAATGAAGCTTTCAGCAGAAGGTGATACTGCAAAATTCTATGCGGATAACATTCTTTACTGGACAGCGGAGGCAAATAACGGATATAGCGGAACTCTTACTATAGCAGAGATGCCAGATGACTTTGCAGAGAAGGTCCTTAATCAGGTTAAAGATTCCAAGGGCGTTTTCCTTGAGGATGCAATGGTAACAGGTACGGAGTTTGCTATGGCTTTTGAATTTGAAGGCGATGTAAATAAAAAGCGTGTTCTGTTTTACCGTTGCACAGCAGGCCGGCCGGATGTCGGATCCTCCACAAAGGAAGACAAGATCGAACCTAACACGCAGGAGATTTCAATAACAGCGGTGCCAAGACTCGACAATCACTACGTTAAGGCAAGCGTGGCTGATGCATCATCTACAGCATATTCTGCATGGTATGGCACTGCGCCATATGAGCCGACCGTAACTGCAGCGACTACCAGTGCTAAGACAAGTACCAGTTCATAAGGAGGAAGATCATGATCAAAACAATAACGATATCAGATAAAGAGATAAAGTTTGATACGGCTCTTTCATGGATGTTCATCTATAGGACGCAGTTTGGAAATGATCCTGTGGACATCATAATGCCAGCGATAAAAGCTGCTGTTCCACTTTTTGATAACATCAGCGGGGAGTTTACAGCGGCTGATATCGATATGCTAACGGATGTACTTTCTGAAATCAATATAACAGAGGGCCTACAGATGATATGGTCACTTGCAAGAAATGCCAATAAGGACATCGACGAACCGACAGTATGGTATCACGCTTTTGATAACTTTCCACTGGATGAGGTGCTTACTGAGATAGTTCCGGCACTCGTGGAATCATGCATCAGCACAAAAAAATACAAGGCACTGTCTCAAGCGATGGTAAAGGCAGTGCCGAAGAAGAAGCAAACCTCGAAAGCATCCTCACAGGGGGATTGATGCGGGGACTTCGTATGGAGGATACGCATAATATGACGCTTGGCATGTGGGTTGACTACATAGTCGAATGGAATAATATCAATCTTCCACATGAAGAAACTGAAAGGAAAGCAGTGCAGAAAGATTTTGATATGTTTTAAGAAAGGAGGGCCTTTGTCATGGCCGGAAATATAAAAGGGATCACCATAGAGATAAATGGTGATACTACAAAACTCGATAAGGCCCTTCGTGATGTTGGGAAAGAAACAAGGACCGTCCAGCGTCAGCTTTCTGAAGTGGAGCGTGCGCTTAAGATGGATCCAGGAAATATCGATCTCATAAAACAAAAGCAGAGACTTCTGGGTGAAGAAGTAAGCTCTACTAAAGATAAGTTAAATATGCTAAAACAGGCTGATGAGAAGGTCAGCCAGGAGATGAAGAACGGAACAGAAGGAGCCGCTGAAAAGCATAATGAACTACAGCGTCAGATTGCAGTTACAGAGTCAAAAGAAAAAGCGCTCCAAAAAGAACTAGATAAACTGGCATCCGTTCCTTCAAAAACTGAAAAGATTGCTTCAGGGTTTGAAAGCGCTGGAAACAAGATAAAAGGTGTAAGTACAAAGATAGGAACGGTAGGAAAAGGCATGACAAAAGGCGTCACCGTCCCTATAACTGCTGCCGGTGCTGCATCAGCAAAGGCATGGAGTGAAGTTGATGATGCGATGGATACCGTTGTTACAAAGACGGGTGCATCCGGGAAATCCCTAAAAGATATGCAGAAAAGTGCGCAGAACATAGCGACGAGCATACCGACATCATTTCAGTCTGCTGGCGATGCTGTGGGCGAGGTAAACACCAGATTTCATCTTACAGGAAAGTCATTAGAGGGGCTATCAAGCAAGTTCGTGAAATTTGCAGATATAAATAACACAGATGTTACGCAGTCTGTTCAGGGAACGCAGATGGTCATGTCTGCATTTGGTTTAAAAGCAAAAGACGCAGGGTCGCTTCTTGGAGTGTTCACTAGCGTTTCGCAGAAAACCGGTGTATCGGTCGATGACCTTATGAATTCACTTGTGCAGAATGGTGCAACCTTTCGTGATATGGGACTTTCAGCCCAGAACGCTGCAACTCTATTAGGTAATTTCGAAGCACAAGGTATTGACTCTAACACTGCAATGTCAGCATTGAAAAAAGGTATGGCTACATTTCAGAGCAAGGGGATCGACGTAAACAAAGGGCTTCGTGATATGATCGGGAGCCTTACAGATGGAAAGGTAACTACAGAAGATTACAATAACGCGATAGATGTGTTTGGTAAGCGTGGAGCAGATGCTTTTGTTGATATGGCAAAAAGCGGAAGGCTATCACTGGATGGGCTTGATACGAAACTTTCTGATTATGGTTCTACGGTAGATAAGACTTTTACCGATACCCTTGATCCAATAGATCAAGCAAAGGTAGCATTTAACAATCTGAAGGTGACGGGGGCAGAAATATTCTCGTCACTTCAGTCAGTTTTAGCACCTATGCTTGATACTTTGAATAAGAAACTTCAGGTATTCAACAAGTGGTGGCTTACGCTCTCACCGGGGATGCAGCAGGCAATAGTTAAGGTTGCGCTTATCGCAGCTGCAATAGGCCCGCTGCTTATTGGCATAAGCAAAGTTGGACTTGCCGTAGGAAGTATAGCCGGTGGAATTGGGAAGATGATAACAGTAGGATCCAGCCTTGTATCCGGTTTTTCAAAGCTCGGAGGCATGGCAGGAATCATGGGTAAGGCAATAGGCTTTCTTACGAGCCCGCTTGGTATAGTTATAGCTGCCATTTCAGCAGCCGTTGTTGTAGGAGTGCTTTTATACAAAAACTGGGACAAGATAAAAGCTACAGCGCAGCGTGTATTTACCGCTATAAAGAACGTCGTAGTACCGGTTATGAACACAATAAAGAATGTCATAACCGGGGTATGGAATGGGATCTTATCGTTTTTTAAGAAAATACTGAATGGCATTAAAACAGTTATTTCAATATATTTCAAAGCATATTTTACTGTGATAAAAGTGGTGCTTACCGCTATAAGAACATTTGTAAGAACAGTTTGGAATGGTATCAAAAATATAATCATGACGGTAGTACACGCTATAAAGACGGTAGTAACATCTGCGTGGAACGGAATCAAAAATGTGACAAAGACAGTGTTTAATGGCATAAAAGGCGTCGCCAAAACTGTATGGAACGGTATAAAGACGGCAGTGCTAACACCGGTACGCGCAATAAAGACAGCTGTGACAAGTATATGGAATGGCATAAAGAGTGTGACGGTTTCTGTTTGGAATGGAATAAAGAATGCCATAACAAGACCTATCGAAGCAGCAAAATCCGTAATAAAGAGGATTATTGATGCTATCAAAGGATTCTTTCATTTCAAGATATCGCTCCCGCATATTCCCTTCCTCATTTTGGCATAACTCCATCAGGTTGGAAGTTCAAGGATCTTCTTAAGGGCAAGATACCAAAACTCGGTATCAAATGGTATGCAGAAGGCGGGATTCTAAAAAGACCTACAGCCTTTGGCACGTCCGGAAGCGATCTTCTTGCAGGCGGTGAATCAGGATATGAGGCAGTAGCTCCTATAGATACATTAAAGGGCTATGTCAGAGATGCTGTTCTCGACGCAGGAACCGGGCAGGTATTCAATATTTCAATGACTGTAAACGGAGCAAAGGACCCAGAAACATGGGCCGCAGAGTTTGCAAGGAGTCTAAAGCGTCAGATGAGGATGGGATGATAATATGGCAAAGACGAAAAAAAGTAAAAAGCCGACTGGCCTTTCCATCACAAGAAACGGGATGGTCTTCACCTTTAAATGGAAAAAAGGGGAAACATACGGAGACGGCCAGCAGCTTCAATATAAGATCGGTTCTGGAAATAAAGCAAAATGGAAGAGCCTAAGCATCGGAAGTACAACAACGAGTAAAGCAGTATCTCTTTCTACGGGTGACTATTACCCTGCATCTGGAAAGAAGACTCTTTCATATATAAGTTTCAGAGTTCGCGGGAATAAAGATAAGACAAAGAAGGATAACTTTGGATGGAGTGCCTGGGCATCTAAGACATTTGATATAAAGATTCCAAGAGAAGCAGCATCTCTTTCATTTTCTCTTAGTGAAGACTATAGCAACGTAGGTACATTCGCATGGGAAGTTACTACAGCAAGCAGTGATACGCCGGTATTTACTAATACCGAATATCAATCAATTCTTACAGAAAGCAGTG